CTTTACACGGGTCCCAGTGGGATAGTTGTAAGCCAGATTTAAAAAGATGGTGTGAGCAGGGGGTGCTTCCAATTAATACAGCATTAACCACACAAATAGGTAAAGTGGGAATACATTATCTTCTATGGAAACCTTTCACCACTCAATTACTAGATCATATCAATCATAGTTTTGATGGTATATTCATACTTATGGGTAAAAAAGCAGAAGAGTGGGAACCCTTACTTGATAAACAAAAAATATTTAAAGTTTCACATCCTGCATCTGCTGCTTATAAAGGTGGAACCTGGGATTGCAAAAACGTCTTCAGTGACGTAAATAAAGAGCTTAAAAAGAGAGGAAAACCGCAGATAATCTGGTAAAAATTTCATATATTTGTTAACAATTAAAACCAACATATGTCCAACCTGAATTTATTGGAAATGACCAATGATATTCATAATTTCATAAAGAAATTTGAATACAAATATGGTCTTACCGTTGATATAAGAATAGGTGCAAAGAAAAGTCAAATTACATATAATAAAAACTCCTTAAGGGTTATTGAAGCTGCTATAATTTCTAAAATGCATGAGGATCATCCAACTCTTTCTCATATAACATCATTTAAGAATAGAGCTAGAGCTACAAGAATCATGAGATATTCCCAGGCTTTTCAGCATATTGCTTTTAAAAGTGGTTATACTAAAACAAGTATAGCCAAATTTATAAAGAGGAATCATGCAAGTACTATCAATGCAATTAAACAAGCAGAGAATTATTTATTCTGTAATCATCCAAAATTTACAGATATATACTTCTGGTCAATATTAAAATTAAACTCTAAAGAAAATTACCATGTGGGAACTATTTCAAATGATGCTAAGCAACAACATAACACCAAATCAATGTCTACTGCTATTTGGGATTAAAAATAAAATTTCACTGAGTGGCACACTTAACCAGCATCTAGAGATTAAGGGATTATTAGCAGAGGCTCTTGTAAAAGTAAATCATGATGGATCAGTAAAAATAACTGTTAAAGGTGAAAAGATAATTAGAAAATATAATAACTACTTTGTAAAGGCTAAGAAAAGAACCAATTCTCAGCTAATGGGTAAGGAATTTCTTAAAAGTATACAAAAGTATAGACTTATGTTTCCTGCAAGAAAGCTCCCAAGTGGTAAACCTGCCAGAGTTAATGTTAAAACTCTTGAGAGATCATTTAGATGGTTCTTTGAAGAGTATGACTATTCCTGGAGTCAGATATTTAAAGCAACTTCTCAGTATGTGAATGAATATGAAGATAAAGAATATCTCTATATGAAAACCAGTCAGTATTTTATATCAAAAGAAGATAAGAACAAAGTAAAACACTCTGAATTAGCAGATTATTGTGATATGATTGAGGAGGGTATAGAAACAGACAATCAATCCTTTAAAGAGAAAGTAGTATGAGTAAAGCTGTAAAGAAGTGGGAAGGACAACATACATCTTTCAATGAAGCTCTAAAATATATGCTTGATAGGCAAAATGGAGATGAAAAATCCATATTTACTCCGTGGCCAAAGCTCAATGATGCTACAACAGATGGATTAGAATGGAATACAATGACTGTAATTGGCGGAAGACCAGGATCTGGAAAGACTTTGATCAAAGATCAGATTGTGAGAGAATCATTTGTATTAAATCCAGATGATAAGTTCAGAGTATTACAATTTCAATTTGAAATGGTGGGAAGAACCTCTGCAATCAGAGAGTTCTCATCAATAACTGGAAAAACTTATAAAGAATTATGCAGTGCAGGCAGTATATTAAATGGAGACACTTTTAATAAATGCCATGAGTATGCAAAGGAGAGGGTGGGACATCCAGTAGATGTTATTGGGAGACCAATGACAGTGAATCAGATGCGTGAGCAAGTAGACATGTATTTTAATGAGCATCAAGAGAAAACTATGATAACATTAGATCATAGTATATTAGTAAAAAGGGCCCCTTATCAACATAATAGAATTGATATGTTATTTGAATTGGGTGAATTTTTTACAGAAATCAAGAGACAATATCCTTGTATGATACTATGTCTATCACAACTAAACAGGAACATAGATAATCCTGAAAGAGCAACAGATGGTAAGTATGGCAACTATGTACTTGAGTCAGATATATTTGGCTCAGATGCAATGCTGCAACATGCTGATACTTTAATTGGTCTTAATAGGCCAGCTAAGCAAAAGATTAAGTTCTATGGACCAGAGAGATATATTATTGAAGATGATAGAACATTAGTAATGCATATTTTAAAAGCTAGAAATGGAGACACAAGAATGAGTTTCTTTAAAGCACAATTTGAAAAAATGGAGATAGAAGAAATGGACACACCTCCACAACAAATAAGAAGATGATATCTACAAAAACAACAGAAATAAAAATGACACCTGAAGAAAGAAAAAGTAAGGTAGCTGAACTAAAAAAGGAGCACAAAGATATACCTGATGATGCTCTATATATTCCAAAGATGGCATATAGACCATCAGGAAAAGATGAATTACATATTAGCTTCTTTCCTAGTGAATTAGAAAAAGGAAAGGATGTCTATACGGAATTTGTCAGCATAGATTATGAATCTGAAGATCCTAAAAGAACTTTGTACCTATGGAAATATAATAAACATTGGGGAGAAGAGTATGAACTGATTGAAAGCAGTTCAGGATTTCAGAGACATATTATACCTGTAGCTGAATTAAAGGTAATTAATGATATTAATTCCAGGAATGGAGTTAAGAAACAGGTTCAAAGTATATTAGAACTAGATGAGTTAAAAGGCCCTAGTCCTAATATAGAGGATCAGCTTGAAAAGATATATGATCAATTAGTAATTATGACACATTATTTAAAACAAAAGTAAAATGGCACAATCAATTTTAGTTATAGCAGACTCAGGAGCAGGTAAATCAACTGCAATTAGAGAGCTAGATCCTAAAGCAACCTTTATTATAAATGTTGCTGGTAAAGCATTACCATTTAAAGGATGGAAAAAGAATTATACACCAATATCAAAGGACAATCCTAAAGGTAATATAAGTTCTGTTTCATCAGCAAATGGTATAATAAGAGCTATGAAACATGTAGAAGAAAACATGCCTCAAATTAAGAATCTCATCATTGATGATTTTCAGTATATGGCAAGTTTTGAATATTTTGATAGGTCTAAAGAAAAGGGCTATGATAAATTTACTGATATTGCTACTAATATAGCATCAGTTTCTAAACTACCAAAAGACATGAGAGAAGACCTTCATGTATATTATTTAACTCATTCTGAAGAGTCAACGGATGTCAATGGACACCGCAAAGTTAAAGCCAAAACTGTTGGGAAAATGATAGATAATTCATTAACTTTGGAAGGGCTTTTCACTATTGTTCTCTTTGGAAGAGTCATCAAAGAAGATGATGGTTCTTTTAGATATGGGTTTGACACACAAACCAACGGAGAAAATACTTGTAAATCACCAGCTGGTATGTTTGATGACAGATTTATACCAAATTGCTTTGACTATGTCAATCGCAAGATAGCTATGTATGAAAATGAGTAATTAATAATCAAAAACTATAAAAATGAATACAACAACTAAAAACAAAACTATGTTAAGTACAAAAGACATGACCGCAGGAAGTGGTAGAGTAAGCCCTGTTCTTGATCCAGGAAATCATGAGATCAGGATTAATAGTATAACTTTTGATCAAACACCATATGATAAAGAAGCATATAATATTCTTCTACATGTGGAAACTAAACCAGTGGAGGGTGAATTTGAGGGGTTCTTAACAGATCCAACCAATGAAAAATCTCCAAGGTATGAAGGACAGGTTGGAAGAGTAAGATTTGGGCCATGGCCTTATAAGGATGCTGAACTTCCAAGTGGAAGAAAAATTTCCAGAGATACTGAGGTATTGAAGGCAATGATTTATCTTTCTGAGGTACTTGGTTGTAGAGATGAACTTGACGCAATTGAAGTTGAGACTATTGAAGACTTTATGGTTGAGGTTAATAAATTGTTTACTTCAAGTAAAGGGACTCAAAATATCCCGAATGGATGCTCTTCTGACTTTTTTAATGCATGCATTGCTGGGCGTGAGTGGGAGAATAAAGAAGGTTATATAAATAATGATCTTTATTTACCACGGATGAGTAAAGATGGTATTCCTTTGGAAGCTATTGGTAAAGAGAACTCCAGATTGCTAGAATTTAATAAGGGAGAACACATTAAACCTATTAAGAAAAAGGATGATGTTGCTTCATTTGAACCAAAATCAAATG